ACCTATTAAAATGGATGATTCTTTAACTTTGTCTGTAAATAGAAATGGTGATAAATTTTGTTACAAATTAATACAACCTAGATTTAGAAATGGTGATTTATATTGCCATGGTTTGCAAATAGGTAGGTATGATTTGAAAGGTAAACCATATTTCCTATCTCCACCACTGAGGTATTAATGTACTACAAAAAAGATAAGTCTGGTGGATTCCGCCAAATAAGTTCTAATCGTGCTGCTAAAGAAGCAGGCATAGATAATGTTGGAGAATTTCTTGTAGATGAATTAGTAGATGGTTTGGAAAACCTTTGCAAGACTACAGAAGATGAATTGCTTGAAAGTAAAGAAGAAATAAATGAAATGTATCCAGTAGGTTTCAAACCATACAATGATGTATGGAGATATGAACCTGTTGATTCAAGATATTTTTTGAAAATTCTGTTGGGAGAGAGTGCAACAGAATTACAACAAGAGACTGTAGATGTGATGTGTGGCATAGACCCTTTTGATTTTACAGATTTAAAATATGAAGAAATAGATGCAATGTGGGGTAAAAGATCAGGGAAAGATAGCACCATAGCAAAAGCCTTAACTTATCAATGTTATAAACTTTGTTGTTTATTTTATCCTCAAGAATTTTTAGGTATGGGGAAGGGTAGCAGTATTGACATTGTTAATGTAGCATCTAATTCAAAACAAGCAAAGAATGTATTCTTCAAGTATTTAGTTGCATTTATTAAAATGTGTAAAGATCCAAAAACCAATAGGAATTGGTTTGCTACAAGGAATTTTTGGTGGGATGTAGGTAAACAAACATTTAAGTATATGGATTTGAGGCAGAAGGAAGGTAGCATTAAACAAGATAATATTGATTTTGGCAGGGGTATTACTTGCCATTCTTTAACTTCTGAAAGATTTACTGCTGAAGGTATGAATATAATTTTAGCAGTTATGGATGAAATAGGGGCTATGAGACCTGATAGTGTATTTGGTTCTACTGAAAAAATGATAGGCCAGTATGATTCATTAAGTGCAACTGCTAGATCAACTTCCACTAAAAATATGGGTAAGTTACTTTGCATATCATATAAGTATGATAGAAACTGTCCTATGTCTATTTTGGTCAGAAGAAATTTAAAAGACCCAAAGAAATTTGTAAGAGTTCATTCTGTATATGATGTAAGAACTGATAAAAATGAAGAAGATTTGAGAAAATCTTTTGCATCCGAATATGCAAAAGACCCTGAAAAAGCTGCAATGATGTATGAGTGCAAAGACCCTAAATCTAGTGGTGATAATTTATACAGTAATATTTATATCATAAATAAGGCTATTGACGTAGTTGGTAAGTTTGCTGTTAATCCATTCAGAGGCAAAAGAGTTGTTATAAATGATATACATAATGGTATGGATAGTTTGTTAGAGAATTGGTTTAGGGGGCAGGATGATGAATTCTATGCTGCTCATATTGACTTTGCAAAAGGAAGAGTTTGGGATAGAAAGGATGCCATAGGTCTTGCTATTGGCCATACTTGTGAAATGAGATTAAATTTTGAAAAATTTATGGTTGAAATGTATAAGAAAGAATATGGTATAGATGTTGATGAATTGCAAGGGCAATTAAGAATGGGTATTGTGATGGATTTAGTTGCTCAGATTATTTGTAAACCAGAAGATAAAGAAGTAAGGATGGCAGATGTCAGGCAATTTCTTTTAGATTTATCTGCTGTGAGAAACTTCTCATTCTTTAAGGTCACTATTGACGGATGGATGTCAGTAGAAATGATACAGGAATTTAACCGTAAAGGGATAGAAGCAGAGTTGCTTTCTGTTGATAAGAATCCAGCAGTACATCATACTCAAAAAGATTTTGTACAAATGGGTCTATTTAAAACATATGAGCATCCTATATGGAGAAGGGAGACAAGGGAATTAATAACTGGAGATAATGGCAAAATTGATCATCCTGAATTATCTACTGATAGATTTTCAGAAGAAGGATATGAACATGGTAGTAAAGATGTTACAGATGCCACAGCTGGTGTTTGTTTTACTTTAAGTGAGGAAATGGGTGAAGGTGGAGACTTATTATTAGCATAAGGAGTAAGTATGAAAGATAAATCTGAAATTCAAGAAGTTATAGATGAATTACTTGAGGATGATGTAGATTCTTTGATTGTGGGTGGTAATGAAAAAAATAGTAAAGGTGAAGTAATTGAATCTGATTTAGTGAAAATAAAGATTAATGAACAAAATAAAAATGAAAGGTTGAAGAAAGAAAGAGAAGATGCTTTTAAAAAAGCTGAGGCTGAACAAAGAAAGAGTATTGAAGCACATCTGAAAAAGGAAAAAAGATGGAGGATGATAAATCCATTTATTAAGTTTTTTAAATGGATATTTTCTCCCATAACATATATAGGTCTGATACAACATTATGAAGATTTGATATTTGTAATATTTATAAATTCTCTTACTCTTTTTACTTTCCTTCCAATAATATATATTTTTATTATAGTTATAAGAGCAAGTGACATTGTTAAAAGTGATGGATATGATATTTTATATTTCAAACTGATAGGTTCAGCGGCACTATCTATTATTTGCATAATAGCCCAAAATTATTTGCCTCCATCTGGTAATAATAAAAATGAAGGAGAATAAAAATGTTTGGAACTTCTAAAAGTACATTGATTAGCAAGAGTAGCACCAAAGGTAGGTTGATGTCAAGTGATTATATGCGTAATTATTCTAATCCTACTGAAGCCTCTGTTGCTAATATGGCATCAGTGGAACAAAATTTAGATTATAGAATTGACAGATCTTTTATGACAGATGCATATAGGGTATCACCTTTTATAAGATCAATTGTTGAGATTACAAAGAATAGATTTGACCAAGTTGAACTTTTTCCTATGCCATTATCAACTAAAAAAGATTCCAAACCTTCTGATTATTCATCTAAAATAAAAAAGAGGATGGAAGATGTTGTCAGTTTGTTGATGAAACCTAATGATGATTATGAAAGTTTTAGTTCATTGAAGAAAAAGGTTATTGGTGATATATTAGTTTATGATGAATGTGGTTTGCAGGTCAGAAAAGGTACAAGAAATGATAAAAATATACCATATGAACTTTATGGCAATGTGTCAGGGGAAGAGTTATTTGTTCATACTGATAAAAGTGGAAGATTGATGACAGGAAGTGGCAAAACAACTTCTGCATTTTTACAGATTAGGTCAGGTAAGATATTAGATTGGTGGGGTAAAGATATATTCCTCAATTTTATAAATAACCGTAGAGCAGGATATGCAAATGGGTTTTCTCCTATTGAATCAATAGCAGATTCTATACTTGGTGATCTTGAGGGAATGAATTACAATTTGAGATTTTATCAGAATAATGCTCGTCCTAATATTGCATTCTTATTTGAACAGTTAGGTTTTGGTGCAGGTAAGGGAGCATTAGAAAGAGCAGAAGCTTGGTATAATGCTAAACACAAAGGCCAGCCTCACAAACCTTTATTTATGGGAACTCAAAAGGGTAATATAAAGATACAAGAATTGACAATGTCAAATAAGGATATGGAATTTAATAATTGGGAATTATTTCTTGTATCTAGAATAATGGGTGTATATGGTATGCAACCTATGGTAATGGGTATTCTTACTGATACAACTGGTAAGTTAAATTCTGAATCACAAGGTGAACAATTTAAGAAGAATGCAATTATTCCTCTTGTTAAAATGTTTACAAATACTTTAAATTCTGTATTGGTTTGGGGTGATGATAATTACAACTATGATGATATATATATAACATCTGCTGATTTAGATATAGATGATGAAAAGAAGCAAGCAGATATTTGGGAGATATTTTTACGCACTGGTGTTGTTACTATTAATCAAATCAGAGATAGATTACAAATGCCTCCTGTTTCTTGGGGCAATGAGCCTTTTGTGCCATTGAACTTTTCTCCTTTAAGTATTTTGAAGAAATATCAATTGTCAAGAATACAATCTAATATGAAAAATGCTATGAGCCCAAAGATTGATAATAATGCTGGTGGTGACTCACAGAAGGAACAAGATGATTATATGGTTTCCAATTATAAGGTTCCTTCTGGTGTGGAGAGAATTGAGCCTAATGAGGTTATTGAAGCATTTACAAAGATCATAGATGATAAAGAGAGTAGGACTAAGTATGTTGATATGGGTGTGCGTAATTTAAAAGATTCAGCTAATAGCTTTGGATTATCATGGCAGAGAATAATGCAAACAAGATAGTTTACTCATCTGTTGATGGAGTAAACTATTCAGATTATGGTTTTATACCAGTTGATGATGGTATCATATTTTCATACAATAGTTTAAGTATTCCAAATAAATTATTCAAACAGTTGGTTGATAGTCATTTTAGAGAGATTGCAGATTGTTATTATCTTGCAATGAAATATGATTCTGTTGGTGACAAATCAAGAAGGAGAAAATTATCAACATTTTTACGTTCTATTTGGGAACAAGATGATATAAATGTATCTTTATTGATGATTAAATCTTTACATCATTTCAAGGGTGATTTTAATGAAATAGAGTTGGTAGAAAAAGTGGTAAAGGAGATTCTACCTAATGCAAATTATTACAAGGTGTTAGAAGATAGAAAATATCAATGGAAATGGGATGAAAGAAGAAAATTTGATTTAGGTATAGGTAAATTCTTTGTGTTAAGTTATATTAATAATAGCTTCAATAAAGATTTAACATGGAAAGAAGTGAAGAAAAATTGTTACATGAATGATGGGAAATGGTATTATAAGAATGGGGCATCAAAAAACAGGGTATCTAAAATTTTAAATATGCATGTTAAAAATGGAGGAATAATTGTGGAACATATGGATTGTAAGTTTGAGGCTTTTATACCGTTTAATGTAGTGAACAAAGATGCTACAGGATCTGAAGGATTTATTAGGAAGGCAACTGATGGCAAGGATTTTTATGTATCAGGTGTAGCTTCCACTACCA